TTTAGAGCCAGAAGATGTATTTAATGTTGATACTCAACCAGAGTATCCATTTAATAATGTAACCCAAACTGAATCAGGTCATATATTTGAATTTGATGACACGTTAAAACGTGAACGATTAAAATTGATGCATCGAACCGGAACATTTATTGAAATGCATCCGGATGGCTCAGAAGTACATAAAGTTTATGGTAATGGTTATGAAATAACGGTACATAATAAACAAGTTTTAATTGAAGGTAAGTGTTCTGTTACGATTAAAGGTGATTCTATTATAGAAATTCAGGGAGACAAAATAGAAAAAATTTCTGGTGATTACCAACTGTTAATTGGTGGAAACTTCACACAAGAAGTTAAAAAACGTACTAGACTTATTTCTGATCGTAGAATGGATTTAATTAGTGATCCTAATTTTGGTGGTGAATTGAATTTAAATGCTGGTCAATCAGTTCAGATAAATGCAGATCTTCATATTAATGGAGAAGTGATGTGTGATAAATTGGTGGCAACCACTCGTGTTGATGCTGGTAATGGTGTTTATGCTGGTCCTGCTGGGTTTGTTACATTGTCTGGTGGTGTTTCTGTTGGATTGCCTATTGCTGTTCCGGGTTGTGTGACTTCAATTGCTTTTGTTAATGCTGGGGTTGCGGTTAATGCTCCTTTTGGTAATTGGTTTGTATCAACAGCAATTTTAATGACCGATTTGGTAAATACTACAATTTTTGATTGGCATGGTCATAAATGTCCTGATGGTTGGACATCACCTGCAATACCGTTTATGGTTTAATAGGAATTAATAATGTATAATTTAGAAACATTACTTTCAATTAGTAAAAAGCGTGACAATTCTAATAAGAAATTTCCTAATAGCACTAATAAACTGGTATATGATCGTTTACAAATAAATTTTAGTTTTCCAGATCCAAATGTTTTGGTTTTGTCTGATTCTGCTAAAGAACATCTTAATAATATGCCAAAATTTATTAAAGATTGGCAAGCCGAAGATATGCGAAATGCTAATGTGAAGGATTATTATAAAAATCCATTATATAGTTCATCAATAATGCTGCATAATATATCACGTAGTATTATAAATTTAATTTCGGTTGAAAATACTTCTGAATATAATCCATTTTTAGCAGATAGAGCCATAGTTACTGGTCTTGAAAATGTATATTTTGCGGCTAGTAATTTACTATCATCTTCATGTGATTTTTTGTGTCATACTAATAGATTATCAAATGTTGTACCTGTTTATGGTGAATGTGGGTGCGGGATTGTTGCTAATACAGAAGATCCTCATTATATAACATGTTCTGCTCTTAATAGAACAATATTATATTTGGTTCATGAAATTGATGGTATATCAGATGCCAGACCTTTATTAGGATGTTTTACAAGTTTATTTGTTCTTAATTCTGTTAATGATTATGTTTCTAAAATAACTCCTCATGTAGACACAATTAAAGATTCATTAATATATTTGCCAGAAGGTATCACTACTACTTTAACAAGTTCAGAGTCTAGTGCAATTGCATCTGATTTGAATTCCGCAGCATATATGTTACATGATAGAGTTGAACATGATAAAAGAGTTTGGCGAAACATGAAAATGTTAAATGAAGAGCAAACAGTGTTTAAACTTATGAATGGAATGGGACAAACCCAAAATATGCTCGTTCAAAGCTATATAGGAACGGAAAAATTAAAAACTTCGTTATTAATAGAAGATCTGCCATCAATAAAATATGATGTAACAATAGATTATTTTGGAAACACTATACTTAAACCAAATGTTTTTTGGACAATGCCACCAAATTCTAATGTTCCATTATATATTCCAGAAGATTATATTAATTATTATACTAATAATAAAATAGAAATAAAATATCCTCCTATTGTTGTTGATGATGGGTCTTCTGGGGGTTCTTCTAATGGGTCTAGTAATGTTATTTTTACTTTAGATGTTTTTCCAGGAGCATTAATATTTAATACTGAAAATGGATTGTGGTCTAGTAATCAAACTATTACAATTACTAATACGGGAAATACTGCATACACAATATCAAATGTTGATTTTGATAATTTTAGTAAGACTGAATTTTCATATGAATTTAATCCTGCTAATACAAATATAATAGGTGTTGGGAATAGTGCTCAATTTATTGTTTCTGCTAGAGCAACAGAAAATGAGGATTTTATAGAGTATGGCTATATAAAAATTGTTCCTGGAATTGATATTGCAACAAAAATTATAAATTCATTTGATGATATAGGTGTAATTACACCATTATCAATTATTAATATTTATGGATCATCATCAGAAAAATTAATTTTAAATTCTAATAACGGTCCATATAAAATTTTGTCAGACACTTCTTCTCAATATAATGAATATACTTGGATAAATGAGTCTGATTATACAGCAACAATTTCTACATTAGAAAATATTACAGATTCGGCTAATTTGGCTGATATGACAATATATTTAATAAATGCTAATACTCCTGCTACATTAAATGTGTCTGAAAAAGTTTTGTGGTACGCAAATGTTGTACCACATGTTAGTTCTCCTAATAATTTTACATATAAAATAACAACAGAAAATGGTCAAGAGAGAACTCTTGTTTTGGGTGTTTATGGTGGGAATAATGGTACTAATGGAGGAATTGCCGGAGATGGTGTTGACGATTCCGTTTTATATAATGAAACATTAAACACCGTACCAGATTTAATTATTGCTAATGGTCAATCTTTTGTTATTAATGTGTCTAATGGTAAACCTCGAACAGCATTTACTTATTCTGGTCCAGATTTAACTGGCTCTGCATATTTAGATGCCAATGGTAATTATTCTTTAGAAAATTCTGATGGTATAACATCCAATGGGTATTATACTTATATATTTACTTTTGATGGAACAGATAGAACACGTACAATAACTAAGGCTATATTTACCTAAATACACTATATGGCAACATCAACTTTAACTAAAATATCGCGTGAATTTTCAGATTTGGATTTGAATTTTACTATTCATCCTGTAAAAAGCGATTTAAATATTTTTAAGAATGAAAAAGCTATAATAAATGCCGTTAAAAACATAATTTTAACTAATCACTATGAAAAACCATTTTTTCCTGAATTTGGATCAAATGTTAGAAAAATGTTATTTGAAAATGTTGATATTTTAACAACAGCAGCATTACAAAATGAAATAATTCAGTGTCTAACAAATTTTGAACCCAGAATAAAAATAATATCTGTTGTTGTATCTCCAAATTTAGATGAAAATTCTTTTGATGTTAAAATGCAATTTTATATAACAAATATTTCAAATCCAATAACAATAAACTTTGTTTTGCAGAGATTACGATAAATGTCGTCAAATCGAATTAATATTACAGATTTAGATTTCAGTTCTATAAAAACAAATCTAAAAGAATTTTTAAAAAGTCAAAGTACATTTTCTGATTATAATTTTGAGGGATCTTCGTTAAATGTTTTAATGGATATTTTAGCTTATAATACATATTATAATGCTTATTATTTAAATATGGTTGCTAATGAGGCTTTTTTAGATTCTGCTATTTTGAGAAGTTCTGTCGTTTCTCATGCTAAATCTATTGGATATACTCCCATATCTAATAGAGCCGCTATGGCCACTATAGATATAACATTTAATAATTCTTCTGTTACTAATTTAACGTTAAGTAGAGGGACTTCTTTTAGAAGTAATTTGATAGAAAATAAATCATTTAATTTTGTTTTATTAGAAAACATTAGTGTTGATGTGGTTGATAATATTTTTACATTTTTTGATGTTGATATTTATCAAGGAAATCTTGTAAATTATGTTTATACATATAATTCTGATACTAATCCACAATGTATTTTTGAAATACCAGATAAAAATGTGGATACTACAACATTAATGGTTTCTGTTCAAGAATCATATAGTAATGTATATACTGAAGTGTATACATTGGCTTCTGATATATTAAATATTGAGCAAGATTCTTTGGTGTATTTTTTACAGGAAGGTCAAAATGGAAATTTTGAAATTTATTTTGGTAATGGTTCGGTTGGAAAAGCATTAGATGATGGTGCTATAGTAACATTAAATTATCTTGTCACGGATGGAGAAATTGGTAATGATATTAGTAATTTTACTTTAGCAACACTAGCAGGAGATTATTTATATTATACTATAACAAATGTGAGAAAATCTAGTGGTGGATCATATAAAGAAAGTGTAGATTCAATTAAAAGAAACTCTATTATGCAATATGTTACGCAGAATAGGTTGGTGACTGTTAATGATTATGAATATTATTTACTTAGAAATTATCCATTTATAGATTCCATATCTGTTTGGGGTGGTGAAGATGAAGTTCCAAAAGTTTATGGTACTGTTTTTATTTCAATGAAACCAAAAAATGATTATTATATTTCTTCTGTTGAAAAAGAAAGAGTAATTTCAGATATCATAAAACCAAAATCTATTATTACTACAAATGTTGAAATTATTGATCCGAAATATTTATATTTAAAAATACGCAATAAAATTAAATATGATAAAAACAAAACATCAATATCAAAAAATCAGTTAAATTCATTACTGGTTTCTGCTACACATAATTATAGTGAAGAAAATTTAAATAAATTTAACTCTACTTTTATAAGTTCTAAACTACAAGAATATTTAATTAATGTTGATAATAATGCAATTAATGGTGTTGAGATTGATGTTAGAGTAGAAAAAAGAATTATCCCAGAATTAAATGTTAGTAAAACATATGAAATTGATTTTGATATTCCATTATATAGGGGTACTATATTAAATAGATTGGTTTCATCCGAATTTGTTATTTCAGATAGTTTTGGTGTAAATAGAAATTCTATTATAGAAGAAGTTCCTGAATCTTACACAGGAATTTCTTCTATTTTAGTTACTAATGCTGGCTATAATTATACATCCACACCAACAGTTACTATAACTGGTGATGGCTATGGTGCTGTGGCAATTGCTAAAATTGTAAATAGAAGATTAGAAAGTATTGAATTAATTAATCGTGGTATAAATTATACTAAAGCGGTAATAAGAATTTCTGGTGGTGGTGGTCTTGGGGCTGAAGCATCGGCTGTGTTAGATTCTAATATTGGAACATTAAGAATTGTATATTTTAATTCTAATGCAGAACGACAAATTATAAATGCTAATTGTGGAACCATTTATTATAATTCTGGAAAAGTCATTCTCTCAAACTTAAATATAAAATCAGTAAATACTAATGATAATATTCTTAGATTGCAAATAAAAACCCAAAATTTAATGATTTCTTCTGTTAGAAATACAATATTAACAGTAGATGAAACAGATTATTCTTCTGTAATTAATGAGTTCATTAGTTAAATGAATAAAAAAACATCAGTTTTAATTTCTAGACAAGTACCAGAATTTGTTCGTGAAGAATATCCTTTATTCATTCATTTTTTAGAAGCATATTACGAATTTTTGGAAGAAAAACAAGGAATTCAGTTAAATGATTTGTTATTTAGGCGCGAAAAATTATTAAATATTTTTGATGTTGATTCATCAATTGATGAATTTACTATACAATTTTTTAATGCATTTGCTAATTTTTTTCCTTTAGATGTTTCTGTAAAAAAAGAATTTTTAATTAAAAATGTTTTGCCGTTATATAAGGCAAGGGGATCTGAAAAATCTTTTATTTTATTATTTAAAATGATATATGGAGAGGATGTTGAAATAGAATATCCTAAAAATAATATATTAATAGCATCTGATGGTAAATGGAAAATTGATCATAGTATAAAAATTTCAACCGAAATATCATCTAATTATACATGTGATGGTAGTGAAAACACATATACTTTACTACTTATAAATTCTGAAAATTATAATAATATTGTTGTATATTTAGATGGAATTTTACAAGAACAGAATGTTGATTATTACATATTAAAAGAATATTATAAGATAGTATTTAATTCAATTCCACCAGAAAATTCCGTTATTGAAATTTTTTATACAAATGTTAATATTTCTTTTTTCAATAATAGGAAAATTGTTGGAACTCTTTCTGGTGCTTCTGTTGTTGTTGAAAATGCTACCATTATTATACTTAATAATAGACAAATATATGAACTGTATGTTGATCCAAAAACTTTGGTTGGTGAATTTATATCAGGAGAAATATTAACATCTAGTGTTTTTGTTAATGGTGAATTGGTTAATGTTTCTTTTAACTCTGTTTCAGAAATTGATAGTATTAATATTATTAATGGTGGTTCTGGATATTCTTTAAATGATACTATTAATATAGAAACTTTTGGTGTTGGTGAAAAACCAAAAGCATTTATATCTAAAATTTCTTTAGGATCTTTATCTTATATATTACCTACTAATGGTGGTTGTGGTTACAATGTAGGAGGAAAAATTTATATTGATGGGTTTTCTGTTCCTGTTGTTGATGTTTATATTAATTCTGTAATATTGGATTCTATATATCCAATTTATTCTCCAAATACATTTATTATATCTTCAGATATAATATCAGATATAGATCCATCTAATACTACAATAGATTCTGTTGATTATGGATTTTTAGGTTATACTGGAAATTCTAATGTTAATACTGTAATATCTCAAACTTTTTCTAATACAGCATTTAATGACATAGGACAAATTTCTGGATTGGTTATAAATTATGTTAATTTAGACTTTGATTCTATTCCAACATTTTATGCTGAACCGGCAAAAATTTCTGTATTAGATAATGAAATTTCTATATCAGATTTTGGGTCTTTGGGTAAACTTAAAATAGAAAATTCTGGGATTAATTATGTTGTTGGGGATGAAATTGAATTTATTAATGCTGATAAAAGTTGGGGGTTGGGGGCGTTTGCTGAAATAACACAAGTTTCTTCTAATGGAGAAATTGAAATGGTTGAATTTGTCCCGGCAAAAATAAGTGGAACAGCAAATGTTTATTTGGATACTTTGGTGACTGTTGTTGGAAATGATACTATATTTAATGAAGAATTGTTTGTTGGTTCTGAAATTTATATAAACAGAGAAAGAAAAACTGTTGTTGAAATTTCTTCTAATACATCTTTAAATGTTAATTCATCTTTTTCAACGGGTTTCACAGAAAAACCAATAAGGCTATTTAATAAATATTTATTAGGTGGACAGGGTTATACACAAGATTTATTACCAACAGCAAATATAATATCTTCTACAGGAGAATCTGGTGTGATTTTAGTTGATGCTGTTTTAGGGTGTGGTAGTGAATTTGATTATGAATATTCAGATAGTGTTTATGGACAAATACAGGAAGTTGTTATTGTGGATCATGGAAAAAATATTCCTTTTGTTCCTAATATTGAGGTTTTTGGTGGAAATGGTGATGCTATTTTAGAAGCAAAAATGCAAAAATCATATACAATATTTCCTGGAAAGTGGAATAATTCTGATGGATTTTTGTCTTCTACCAAAAACAGATTACAAGATAATAATTATTATAATAAAAATTCATATATAATTTCATCTGTAATAGAATTCTCTAAATACAAGGATATAGTAAAAAATTTATTACATCCGGTGGGAATGAGAGTATATGGAAAATATAAAAAAATTGATGATATTGATATAGAAAATTCTTTGGATATAGAAACTTTTGTTGAATTAAATTAAATGGCACAAAATATTCTTTCAAAAAAAATAAAATTTAATAACGCAAAAAATTTTAAAGAATCTTTTTATGATTCTTTAAATCCTAATGTTGGTTATGTGTTTATTGGTAATCATATTCCATATGCTAATTCTGATGTTGATATATTAGATGTTGTGGATACTAGCAACCAACAAAAATTTTGTTGGGATAATATGATTGCCGCTAAAAAAATTACAGGAAATGATCTTGAATTTGTTGTTTTTAAAAATGATTGGCAATCTGGTAAAATATACAATCAATTTGATGATACTATAAGTTTTGATGATTTATTAGATATTAACACTACAAATTCAATGTATGTTATTGCTAATAATTATATATATAAATGTTTATCTAATAATTTTTCTCAACCATCTACTTCACAACCATATGGAGAAGGTTCTGGTGGGATTATAATAACATCGGATTCATATATTTGGAAATATATGTACAAAATTTCTGAATATAATACTTTTTCTACTGATACGTGGATTCCAATACCTAGTTATATTAATAAATTGGAGTATTTTTCTAATACAAGTTATAGTGTTCCTGGTGAAATAACTACTGTTGTTGTTTATGATGGTGGTTCTGGTTATTATAATAATAATATTAATGTAAATAGTTTTTTGTCATCGTGTACAGTTTTAACATATACTAATATACAAGATGTGCCAAATACTATAGCTATTAATATGGGATTAAATGGGACTGGAATAGAAATTGGAACATATATTACAAACATAGACTCTTTTAATAGAAAAATTGGGTTATCTCAACCAACAAACGCTTCTGGTGGTGGTTCTGGCAATTTGATTTTTGTATATACAAAAAGTGAAATTATTGGTGATGGTACTGGATGTGTTTCAAACACATTTGTTTCTAATGGTATAGTAGATAAAATTGAATTGAATAATTTTGGAAAAAATTATAATTATTCTAATGTTATTATCTATGGTACTGGCACAAATGCTCGTGCTAGATGTATAATATCTCCTCGTTTTGGTCATAGTTTTAATCCAGCCGAAGAACTTGGGGCGCATAATGTTATGATTAATATGGATTTTAATTCGGATGAATCTGATATTATATCAACAGATATTAAATATAGACAATATGGATTTTTTGTAAATCCATATAAATATAATGAAACTTCTATAACCAATTATTCTAATGCAGAATTGGTAATATCTCAAACCACTAATATATTATTATTAGATATTGGTTCTTTTATGGAAAATGATTTCGTTTATCAAGGAAATGCCGATAATCCATCTTTTAGTGGCGTTATTTGCAATATAACTGCAAACAATATTGTTAAATTGACTAATGTTAAAGGAACTCCTATTATAGGTAATGTTTTAAAGGGATTTACTGAAGAAACTTCTTCTGGAAAAACTGTTTTTGATGTTACATACCCAGAATTTATTCCATATTCCGGTGATGTTTTATATATTAAAAATGTTTTACCAATACAAAGAACTGTTGATCAAATTGAAAATATTAAATTCGTTATAAAATTTTAGGTTAAATAAATGACACTTTTTACTAATTTAAATACTTCTCCATATTATGATGATTATTCAAAAGATAAAAAATATTTAAAATTATTATTTAAACCGGGACATGCTGTTCAGGCCAGAGAATTAACCCAAATACAAACTTCGTTACAAAATCAAATACAAAAATTTGGAGATCATATTTTTAGAAACGGTTCTGTAGTAACAGGTGGTCAATTTTTTCTGCAAAATGCAACATATTTAAAATTAAATTCAACACACCAAGGTGAAGATGTTAATTATACATCTTTTATTGGAAAAACTATAACTTCGGAAGATTTATCTAAACGAGCAGAAGTTATAGTTGCATTTTCTGCAACAGAAACAGATCCAATAACATTGATGGTAAAACAATTATATGGTTCTCCTTTTATTTCTGGTGAAGTTATAATAACAAAAGAAACCTCTGCTTTTTCTGCTACTATTACTACCAATGGTGTTGGGTTTGGTCAAATTTTTTCTGTTAATGAGGGTGTATTTTATTATGATGGATATTTTGTTTCTGTTGATGCTCAAACTGTAGCCACATCAAAATATTCAAATATTACTGCACAGGCAAGAATAGGATTTGAAATCACAGAAACTATTGTTAATACTTCTTCAGATTCCTCTTTATTAGATCCGGCACAAGAAGCGTCAAATTATCAGGCTCCTGGAGCAGATAGATATAAAATTGAGTTTGTTCTATCTACACGAGATTTGGATTCTGAAGACGATGATAGATTTATAGAATTGATGCAGGTTTATAATGGAATTTCAATCAAAGAAAATAGATACGCAATATATTCTGTTTTAGAAGATACATTTGCTAGAAGAACTTATGATGAATCTGGTAATTATACGGTAAGACCATTTAACATTTCTATAGAAGACAATCCATTAAATAGTGCCCAAACAGATATAATTTTATCTCCTGGAAAAGCATATGTTTATGGGTATGAATTTGAGACAATAGTCCAACAATACTAACAATAGAAAAACCCAGAACAACAGATAATGTCAATAATAAATATGTTGTTTCCGATTATGGAAACTATATTTACACAACAAATCATTTTGGAGTTTTTCCTTTACATACTTTAGGTTCTGTTGATGTTCATTGTGTTAATACTAGTTCTATTAATACAACAAGTTCTGGAACAATTTCAAATACAAAAATTGGAACAATTAGAGTAAAAAATTTATCTTTTGATTCTTCGGCAAACACTGCTGATTCTAATACTTATGTTTATAAAACATTTTTATTTGATACTAACATTGGATCGTTGACTGGTACTGTATCTTCCGCAAATATTGATCATATTAATTTACATTCTAATTTTAGTTCTGTTGATAATGCATATGTTGGGGCTAAATTTAGAATACTTTCGGGAAAAGGTTCAACAGAAGGTATTAAATCAATTGTAGATTATGTTGGTTCTACTAGAAGTTTAATTGTATCTCCTGCATATACAGATATACCAAATTCCAGTAGTACATTTTCAATTGACTTTGAATTTAATGATGCAGAATCTTTAGTTAATTTTTCTGGTACTACTAAAACAGTATCCGCAGATATTGATTCTATGTCTAAAGATTATTCTTCTCCATATGAAGATGTTATAATTATTGATTCTGCTTATGAACCATTAATTTTCAGTTTGGGTGAAGAATATATTGCTAATAATACTATATCTGATATGAGTTTTTCTTATAAGAAAATTTATACTTCAGTTTTATTTAATAGCAGTGTAGCAACATTAACGTTGGATACAAATGAAGAATTAGCATCTGCGATTTCCACTTCATCTAAATTGTCCAATTATTATATTGCAGTAACTTCTCAAGAAACATCTATATATCCAGTTGGAACGGTAATTCCTGCAAATTTAATAGATGTTTCATCAAATTCAATTACCATACCAAGTGCTAATGATATGCGGGCAACTATAGTTGCTACTATAAATTTATCTGAAACTTCTAAAAAAATAAAAACGTATGTTGCAGCAAATACAGAAATTCAAACATCTGGCGGGACTAATGTTTTTGGTGGTGGAAATACATCTTTTGTATCATATGCCTCCGCAGGACAGGCGCATATTGCACAAAATATATTAAACAAAATTCCAAATATTAAACAAACACTATATGTTGCAGATGTTATAGATATCGTTCAAATTCTTGATTTTAATGGATATTCTATAACAACTGCTAATGTTAATTTTTCTTCTGATATAACATCTAATTATATTTTAGATACTGGACAAAGAGATTCTTATTATGATCACTCTTCTATTATATTAAAATCTGGCGTTACAAGTCCCACTGGCCCATTGGTTGTTAAATATAATAGATTTAGTACAACAGTTGGTTCTGGGTTTTTTAGTGTTGATTCATATTCAGGAATTGATTATCAAAATATTCCAGAATATATTTCTAGTGTGACAAATAATAGATATGTGTTGAGAGATTGCATAGATTTTAGAGTAGTTAAATTAGATCATACTTTAAATAACACATTTAATATAGATAGCACAGGAGCAAAATTACCAGATTACGGATCTAATATTATACTAGATTATCAGTATTATTTGCCGAGAATAGATAAAGTATATCTAGATAAAGGTAAGTTTTTTGATGTAATTAAAGGAACTCCCGGATTAAATCCATTAACACCACAAGATTCTTCTAGTGGAATGACCTTATATGTTTTAACATATAAGCCTTATGTTAGCATTAATAAAGATATTACTATAAAAGCATTGGATCATCGTAGATATACTATGCGCGATATTGGTAGTATTGATAAAAGAGTTAGAAATTTAGAATATTATACGGCATTAAGTTTATTAGAACAGGATACTGTTTCTAAGCAAGATTTGACGGTTCTTGATACTCAAAATTTATCAAGATTTAAAAATGGTATTATAGTAGATTCTTTTACTGGTCATTCTATTGCCGATGTTGGCAATTATGATTATAAGTGTGCTATAGATCCAATTAATAAAGAATTGCGTCCAACTTTTAATGTTTCTGTACACAAATTAAATTTTGATTCTGCAAATTCTGTTAATTATACGCAAAGGGGGTCTTTAGTAACATTATCTGCTAATAGTGCATCTTTTATTCAACAATCAAAAGCATCTAAAGTAATAAATGTAAATCCGTTTAATGTTTTTGATTATTTGGGTTTTATAAGTTTATATCCACCAACTGATATTTGGGTAGAAGATGATAGGATTGATTCTGTTTTGGTGAATCTTGAGGGTGATAAAGATGCCTGGGAACTTATTTCTGAAAATCCAATAAGCTATGAATGGGGAGATTGGAATACATATTGGACTGGAACTGATGTTGATGTTAATAGGACATCTTCACAAAGAACATCTGGTAGTAGTAGAATAACAACTAATACAACAACCACCACAAGAACAATAACAGAACAACAAACAAGAAATGGAATTGAAACCTATGTTGTTCCAGAAACTATTGTTAGAGCATTAGGTGATAAGGTTGTAGATGTTTCAATAATTCCATTTATGCGGCAAATTAATGTATTGTTTGTTGCAACATCCTTTAAACCACTGACTACAATATATCCATTTTTTGATAATACTCCTGTTTATAATCATGTGGCTGGGGCAAATAGATTTTATTTATCTAATAATAATATTACTTTCCCAATTAATTATAGCAATCCTCAAGTAATTTCTGTGAAAAATAAAAACACCAATGCTGTATTAGGTAGTGGTGTTGTTGTATACAGTTCAAACAATATTGTATATGTAACAAATATTGTTGCAACAAATGAATTTGATAATTGTAAAATTGTTGGAGATAGTTTATCATATGATGTTGTTTCTTATGAACATAATAGCGGAAAGGTTTATGGTGCTACGTCAAATACAATTACGTTAGATATTCATGCTGGTAATGCTGTTAATATATCTGATTATGTTGGTTCTAGTATTCATATTGTTCAGGGATCTGGTAAGGGTCAAGAGAGAACAATTGAAGATTATAATGAATTTACTAGGGTTATAACAGTATCTTCAAATTGGAGTACGATTCCATATTCATTAACTGAAGATACCTATTATTCCATAGGAAATCTTGTTAGTGATTCCACTGGTAGTTTTGTTGGTGTTTTTACTGTTCCGAAAGAAACTTTTAGAATTGGTGAGAAGTTATTTAGATTGATGGATGATCAGTCTGGAGATTTAATTAGTTCGTGGACAAGCGGAGATGCTACATTTTATGCTCAAGGATTACTTCAAACCGTTCAAGATACTATAGTATCTACTGTACAGCCGTCTTTACGTAGAGTATCTGTTACTGATACTAGAACTGTTACTAGCAGAAGCACTACTACCAGTTCTGCTTCTAGTATTAGTAGTAGTGGTGTTAGTAGTGGGATTCAACAACAACAACAAACTTTTGATGTTGAACCCACCAGAAGACCAAGAACATCCGGTCCTGCTGAACCATTTGAATATAGAACCACAGATCCAATGGACCCAATAGCACAAACATTTTTTGTTGGGTTTGATCAATATCCAGAAGGGGTTTTTTTAGATAGAATTAGGGTTTGTTTTAAATCTAAAGATGATATAATTCCAATAACATTACAACTTAGACCGACAGTAAATGGATATCCATCTAGTTCTGCTGTATATCCTTATAGTACGGTTACTTTAACACCAGATAAAATTAATATTAGTGATTCTCCTGATATAACTGATCCATTAAAATATACAGATTTTATTTTTGATTCTCCGATATATGTCCAAGCAGGAGAATGTTCTTTTGTATTGATTGCAAATACAAACAAATATGAAATATACATTGCTGAAATTGGGTCTAGTAATTTAATTAATGGTAAGTTGATTTCAGAACAACCATATATAGGATCATTTTTTGCATCTCAAAACGCTTCTACATGGACACCAGATCAGTATGTTGATATGATGTTTGAAATTTTTAGATGTGATTTTGTTTATGCTGGTGGTATTGCACAATTTAATATAACAACACCGAACGTTTCTGTTCCATATAATTTAGTTCAAACAATAACTTCGGAAATAGTTTTACCAAAAACATTATTAAATTATTATTATAATTCAGAAAAAGCTTCTGGTGGATTTGTTGGATATTCTCCAATAATTTCTGGTAGAGACTATGAGTTAATAGATTCTTCTGGTATGCGTGTTTTAAATTCTTCTACTGGACCAAACACATTCACATTAAAGGGTGAAATGTATACATTGACATCTGTTTTATCACCAGTAATAGATGTATCTAGAACAGGAATTATTGTTGTTGAAAATAATATTAATAATTTGGAATTGGCTAATAGTGGATTTGTTATTGAAAATGGAGGATCTTCTTATACAGATTCGGCTAATGTTGTGATAACAATTTCTGGTGATGGTTCTGGGGCATCTGCTATTGCCAATGTTTCTGGTGGAATTATAGACGCTATATATCTTACTAATGCCGGTATCAATTATAAAACATCTCCAACAATTAGCGTATCAACGTTAAATGCAACTGGTTCTGGGTCTTCTATTAAATATATTGG